CTATTGATTTCCTAGACGCTTCACAGCAGATGCTAAATGGTGAAAATCACCGCTCAGTCTTAATTCCGCTCCACGCCCGTAATCGGCGTACTCCGCCGATGAAAGTTCTTTATCGGTTAGATTTCTCCATCCTTCCTTTAAAATATTAATAGAGGCATTTAAGTCTCTATCGTGTTTTGAACCGCAAGAAGGACAAGTCCATTCCCGAATATTTAAAGGCATCTTATCTTCCTTGTAACCACAAGAACTACAAGTTTTACTAGATGGAAAGAATCGGTTAATTTTAACCAAGACTTTTCCATACCAATTACACTTATAGTTCAACATAGACACAAACGTAGACCAAGATGCATCACTAATGGACTTCGCTAATTTACGGTTCTTTAACATTCCAGAAACATTAAGGTCTTCAAGAACTATCAGGTCAAAAGTGTTCACTAATGCAGTAGACACGTTATGGAGAAAGTAATTTCGGGAATTAGTAATGTATTCGTGTACTTTAGCAACTTTTATGCGTTGCCGGTTATACCGATTACTACCTTTAGTCTTACGACTTAAATGTTTCTGGGCTTTTTTGAGTTTCGCTTGGTTCTTGCGAAACCACTTGGGATTGTTAATGACTTGACCATTTGAAAGAATGAACAAGTCTTTAATGCCCAAATCAATACCTACTACCTTGCCGGTAGAGGGTATTGGATTGAGTTCTTGTTTGACCAAGATAGAGGCAAAATACTTTCCCGTTGGAGTTTTAGAAATGGTAATGTTCCTAAAATCGGTATCTTCGGGAATTTCACGGTCAATAACAACTTTAACCCAACCAATCTTTTCAAGTCTAACTAAAGAGTTTTTTTGGTCAAGTTTAAACCTTTGATTATTGAGTCTAAAAGACTGCCTATTTGATTTCTTCTTGTATCTGGGTCTTCCGAGTTTAACCTTTCGTTTCTTGTTGAAAAACTGTTTCTTAAATTCAATAAAGTCATCTCTTTTTTGCTGAAGGGTAGAAGCAGAAACCTCTTTAAGAAACTCAAATTCAGGAGTGTCTTTAAGAGTTTTTTCGTTTATGAATTCTTTGGAGTTGCTGTTGAAGTTTTCAACAAGTTTGTTCCAAACAAATCTGCAACAGCCGAAAGTCTTTGCTAGTAGAATTTCTTGCTCTTCAGACGGATAAATCCGAAACTTGTATGCTTTTAAGTGCATCTGCTCTGTTTATTGGTTGGCAATACTATTTAGTAAAGTTTTATTTTATAAGGGGAGAATTGCTCCTCCCCACCTGAAAAGCGCCAACCAACCAGGCATCTTTATTTAGTGAAGTTTTAACAACAAAAAACATAATGCACAATATAATTTTCAAGTAAGTTAAGTTAACCAGAAAACTCCAATTCATACATAATTTCAGTTACACAGGACATCATATTGATTTCCTGGTCTGCAACTCTCGTTGCTAAATCCTGGTATTTAGCCAGAATTACAATACATGGAGGAATCGTTGCTTTAACGATTTCTTCATTTTTCCATAACTCATCAAAGATTTTTCTGATGGTGATGGATGGGTCGTTATCAATGTTCTGGACAACCCATTTTCGCACATTAGCATAGTTCTTGCTCTTGATGTGCTGAAATAATTCAATAACTGAAACATCAGATGTTGTTCCAAGAATACCAACATCAATAATGCCGTTTCTTGCATACCCCTGAAGTTCTAGAAGTGTTCTCCTAAAATCAGGATAGTATTTACCAACATAAGAAGCAACAACTTTTTTGTCAAACTCAATATTCTCTGATTCTAAAATCGTGCAAACACTCTTAAAGAATCGGGCAAGAATCTTTTGTTTTTCGTCAGACGGAAAGGTAAAGTCTTTGTTAATACACCTTGAGCACAGTGCCTTGTCAATTCGGTTCTTGTAATTACAAGTGAAGATGAAGACACAATTTGATTGGAAGTCTTCAATAAATGCCCGAAGTGCAAGTTGTGCATCGTGAGTGAGATTGTCGGCCTCGTCAATCAGTAGAAACTTTTTCCCGGTTGATGAAAGTGAAATCGTAGAAGCGTATGACTTGACCTTATTACGAATCACATCAATGCTTCTTTCTTCGCTTCCATTAATCTTTATGAAGTCTCTACCGAGTTCATCAGCAAGTGCAAGTGTTACTGTTGTTTTTCCAGTTCCAGACGGGCCAGAAAGGAGAAGATTTGGGACATTTCCTGAATCTCTCAGTTCAATAAAGTATGACTTTAATTGTTCGGGGAGAATACAGTCATCTACAGTTTTTGGTCTATGTTTTTCGGTGAAGAGGAACTCATTGTTCATTATAAAAATTTGCAGGTTTAATCAAATAACTCAACGTCTTCAATAAAGGATTTAAGGTCTTCTTTCGTAATAGTGACATCATTCTCCACCTCAACTTTAGGTCCAATAAAATCATTGATTCGTTGGATTCTTGTTTCAATCTCTTTTACATCAAGACTTTGAAGTTCATAATTTCCAGTGAAGTCAAACAGTGGAACAAAGGTTAGGGATTTACCTTCTTCAATAATATAGTTCATACCTATTAGTTCGCATGTCGCAAACCAAGCAGGAGCCCAAAGAGCGCCACCTGAAGCAGCACTCGCGGCGGCATACACATTATTATTAGAGACGGCTTTCACAGCAGCATTCTCGGCGGTAATTTTGGCGGCATACTTGCTGCCGTAGTCTATGATATCATAACGTTTGCTAACTTCTTCCCGTTGATTGCTCTTATAACTATCAATATACAACCAGAAGTTAATGGCGGTTACATAATTAGGACCTAAAAAATCTCGAGGGTCAGTAAGAATATCTGGAGAATTTAAATCTTTACTTAATTTTAAGTGTGTTTTACTATAATTCATTCGTTAAAAGAACTGTCAGGTTCTAGGGCAATTACATATTCAAGTTCTTGGTTTGCATTGCTGAACTTGGAAGCAAATCTACCGCCAGGGAATCGGGCGATATCCAGTTGATATGAACCAGGAAGAATCATAATGTTCTTCTCTACGAAGTTAAGAGCGAACTCACTTTCGGTTGTCCCAAGAGTAATGTTGTAACTCTTTGACGTTGTTTCTTCTTTATTGTGAACAACGAGTTCTACTTGCCCTTCCGCACCAACAATAGAGAGGTCAGTAAGAAAGTACATACTTGCAGCCTTACGAACACGTTCAATCACATCAGAATCAAGATTTACACTAAGAACAACATCCTCAAAAGGATAATCTTGAGTTGGGATATTAAGATTCTTAGTCAATGAGAACAGGTCAGCATAGTAAAACTTCATCTTCGTGTGTCCTTGGCTGACGAGAATATAATGCTCATCTGAAAAGTCTACATCGGCGTCTTTATGTAGGGAAAAGATATTCAAAAACTGACGCAGTTCATAAATCGGAATATCGCGGGGGAATGTTTCGGCAACAGTTGTCTTGGCAAAAACATTACGCTCAGAGTTAATAGTTCGGATAACATTTCCGGGTGAAATAACGATAGAGTTATTAATTGCCGAAAAGTTTTTCAATAGTTCAATAGTTTCAGGAGAAAGTCTCATATTGTTCAGTAATAGGTTTATCGTGATTTGAGAAGTGGAATAGAAAGATGCCAAAGTGAATAATCTTTAGGCAATCGGCCTTAGAAAGTCCGTTCTTCTTTCCATATCTGCTTGCGTATTTGATAATGCTAGAGCGCGAAAATGGAATACCATCTCCAATCGCAGAAATCAGGTCCATTGCCTGAACTCCATTTTCTCCAACATAATGAGCACCATATGTGCCAATTAGATATTCTTCAATCTGCTTGAGGATTTCACCCTCATTATATTTCCAAAAGTGCTGGTTTTTATCTGTCATAAGTTTTCCTCCTTGAATAGTAATGTATCACCAAAAACACATTAGCGGTGCTTATGTGTGCCAGTTTGTCAAGTGGCACGGGCAATGCGGCTGAAGTTTCCTTGCTTCTCAAATTCAATAACGTGCTCAAACTTTTCTGTCACTCCTTCTCTATGTGAAATGATAAACGTATTAGTATCAGTAAAGACATACTTGATAATCTTAATGAACTCTTCCATACCAGACTCGTCAAGTGAACTGTCTAGGATTTCATCAAAGATGAGCAAATTTGTATTAGTTGAGTTTTTGATTTTTACAAGTTCTCTAAACGTCCAAAGGATACTAAGATTAATTCGTTGTTTCTGTCCTTCTGAGAATGAACTATAAGAGAAGTTATCATATAACGGAGAGTTAATTGTTTCATTGAACTCTTCATCAAAGTTAAAGTTGATGAACATATCCATCGTATTAAGATACTTGTTAATCAACTGATTGATAACCGGTAGATACTTCCGAATGATTCTCGTCTTAACTCCACCGTCTTTAAGAAGACCACTCATATACTCATAATACTGTAGTGAATCTTTTTTCTTAATAAAGTCAGATTGAATTTGAATTAAATCAGCCTCAAGTTGAGATAGTTTTTCATTCTCGCTATTGCGATTTTGAATACTCTCTTGGATTGCAACAATCTCTTGATTTAATTCCGAAATCTGCTTTTGAGCATGAGTGATTTGAATGTTATGTGACTGTATACGCTGATTGAGTTGAATAATCTGTTGAGATAGTTTAGTAAATGCGTCCTGTTTTTCCTCTTCCTTTCCAATAGCATCAGTTAGTTCTTTAAAAGCAGTTGTTAATTCACCAGAAGACTTTTTATACTCTTCAATTTTAGTATGTTTGAAACCTTCATCAATGTCTTGAGTGCAAGTCGGACAAACTGAATTTTCAGTGAAGAACTTAAGGTCTTTATTTATTGTTCCAATTCTCTGAGATAGTTTACCCTTTAAGGTTCCGAGTTTCTTAAGTTTTTCTCCAGACGTTGAAACATCAACAATTGTTTGGTTGAGTTCTTCTACTTTCTCTTCAATCTTTGTGTTATTCTCTAGGGTCTTATCAATAAAAGAAGCCAACTCTTCAATTCGTGATTGCTTTTCGTTGATTCTATTGTTTCCTTCTTTTTCAATCCCTTCAATAAAACTTCTTTGCATTACTGCTTTTTCGTGAAGATGTGTCTCTGAAACGTTTAGTTGTTTCAGTTCATCTTTGATTGTCTTCAGTTTATCTTTAAGAATAACATTCATTGAAGAAAAGATGCGAATATCAAGCAAGTCTTCAATGATTTCCCGTCTTGATGCAAGGGGCAATTGCATAAATGGTACATAGTTACTACTACCAAGAATGACAATTTGAATGAACGTTTTATAGTTCATTTTTAGAACATTCTGCTCAAACCATTTTTGTTGGTCTACGGCAGAGGCATCTTGCTCAATTAATTGCCCATTTCTATACAGTTCAAAAATATTTGGTTTAAGACCTCTCCTTACCATCCATTGTGTTTGGTTTGCTGAAAACTCTAGTTCAACAACGCAGTCTTTCTCATTAATTGAGTTAATCAATTGTGGAAGATTAACTGGTCTATATGCTTTCTTGAATAGGGCGAAGGTAATAGATTCAATAACCGTTGACTTTGAACTTCCGTTTTTACCAATCAAGAGTGTTGTCGGGTTTTTATTCAGTTCAATCTCAACAAAATTATTACCAACAGAAAGGAGATTCTTATAGCGTACTTTCTCTAAGGTTATCATTATCAATCACAGGAGGAACAACAATATCGTCTGGTCTAATAATCGTATATTTTGTATTTGTCAATTCACAGGTTATGAGAAGTTGCTTATCTTCATATTCAAAAATTTCAGTTTTGGGGTATCCACTTTCTTCAAGTTGCATTGCAAATCTTGAGACATCATCTTCATCTTGAAACAGGTAGATTACCTTTTCTCCTTTTTCATTGATGACGGAAAAGGCACCTTTTTCTTCTGTACCTTTCATTGAAATTAAAAACATTAGACTAATTCACAGGCTTCTTTATGTATTTCGGAGAGAATAAGTTTGAGTTTTTCTTTATTCAAATCAATCTCACTTTCCTCAACGAATCGTTGAATTAATGTGAAGGTATCCTCATTCTCTAGTGAAACATCAAACTCTTGTTCCACTTCTTGAGAATAGTTCTCAATAATCTTTAAATCCGCAACTCCAACTGAATAGAAACCAGTAATAAACTGGTCAAATAAAACATTATCGGATTTCTTTCTTACGATGACTTTAATGATTTTACCGGCATAATAATCAAAGTCAAAATCTTCAATGTCAGTATCTTCATAATAGACATAATCAAACAGAGAGTAAGGATTGTTTACATATGCGTGTTTAAGAGTTTCGGTATCAAAGACAACAAATCCTCTTTGGTCCCCCGCATCATTAAAGAACATTTCATAAGGGTTTCCAATATAATAAACTGTCCCATTATCTGAGCGAGTATGATAATGACCGGTGAATACCTTTTTAAATCTTGAAAAAATATCGGGGTCTCGTCCGTCTTCCATTGCGGTTCCACGATTAACATAGAATCCGTTAAGTTCAAGATGGCCCATTACAACTTTTGCCTTAGTTGTCTCAATAAGTTTTAGAGTTTCTGTCTCGTTTTCTTGATTAATCCAAGGAACAAAAAGAACAGGAAGTTTATCTAGTTTGACAATAGTTGGAGACGAATACGTTTGAATGTTTGGATATTGATTAAGAAGTAGTTCAGGCGTATTAATCCTGTTTGTATTGCGATAATAAGACGTATGATTTCCAACAATTGTATGAACCTGGCAGTTTAGGGCTTCTAGCCTATCATAAAAGTTTGTCTTTGCCCATTCAACAGTTGTGAGGTCCAGAGTCTTTCGGTTATCAAATGTATCACCCATATCAACGATAGTTGTAATATTGTGCTCCTCAATGAAGGGGAAAAAAACATCATTATAGAACTTCAAGAAGTAATCGTGAAATACCGATGATTGCCTCTTGAAGCCGAAGTGCTGGTCTGAAATAATAACGACACGACTCATCAGTTTCTCATCCTATGGTGAATATTGTCTTTAATCGTATTGAAATCAGAATAGTTTGAGTTATCCGAATTACCGTTGTCTTCAGTGAAGACTTGCTCGTATCCATTCCGTTCAAGTAGTCTATCATAGAGTTCAAGATTCCTTTTCTCTTGTTTAATCCTACGAACAAATGCCCAGTAACAAATTTGTGTAAAGTATGCAAATGGGTTCTTAGTTACATCTGGATTGAAGTTCAGGACGTACTTTACACAATCTGTATAGCCATCTGAAATCATTGAGTCCTTACTTGTGTAGTTCACGAAGTTTGGCTTGAAACTCAAGTGAGTAGCAATCTTCAAGAAACATTCACCAATATAGTTTGGAATACGGGGCTTTGGTCGGTTTTCACTTTCTGCTTCCCTAACTTCGTCTTTGTATATAATCAGGGCATCATAGAAGTCCGAGTTATTGACATAATGTACGACTCTCTTCTTTTTTCTCATTACTGATGTAGTAATCATTTATTCACCTTTCCTTTTTCTTCCTTAAATATCGTAGCATACCTTCTTGATTTTGTCAAGCCCCTGTATGGTATTGTCAGCATTTACTCACTTAGTATAAATACCTATTGACAAACTATTAAAAGTCTGCTACGCTCCGCTTTGTCAAAAGTGATAAAACACTGGTATTCAATAATATTAAAGACTATTAAAGACATCAAGAACCATTGAAGATTCGTTCAAGTTTGTTTTTTGCCTCAGATACAGTGCCAACGTAACCCATAATGGCACTAATCCTCTCCTCGTTATATCGGGTGTTCTCACGAGAAGCAACATATTTATTGTGCATCTTAATAAGTTCAGTATCCTCTAATTCAGACATAGTAAGAACATCTTCCTTACTAATAACGTAAATACCTTCATTACCAATCTTAATCCAAGGTTCTACTGAATATGCAGGACCACGTTTGGTCTTAACATTTGAAATAGTAACAGGATGATATAAAAGAATAACTTCTTTACCATCTTCTTCTGTTGGACTTACTTGAGCAAAGAACTCTTCACCGTTCTTTAACTTTACAACTGCATAAAATTCTTCTTCCATTTAATCTCCTAACTTGATTGTTTTAATGTCATATTCAAATTCTTCTTCATTATAGTTTTTCACTCTATCCATAAAGTGTTTCAAGGTATAATTCGCTCTATTGTTGATGCTAATGTCATCAGCAATATCATACACTTTTGCTATTTTCTTGTTATGATTAAGTCTCAAAAGTCGTCCAATACTTTGCATATTGCGAATACGCGACTTGAATGGTGAGGCAAAAATCAGATTGTGAAGATTCTTAATTGAAATACCGGTACTAAAGACTCCGTAAGATGCAACAATAATAGCATTGTTTTCTCGCTCTGCGATGTTTCGGATTTCTTCTCGTTCGTCAGTATTTACTCCACCGTGAACAAAGAAAACTTTGTGGGTGGTTGTAGCACTATTTATGGAATCAAAAAGAATCTGCCCGTGAGTCTCTACTCGTGCAAAAAGAATCAAGGTATTACCCTTAAGGTCTAATGCAAGATTTTTGATGAAGTTATTTCTCTTATCGTGAGAGATAAGATACTTTATTTCATCTTCATAAGTTTCAAAAGACTTTGGTTGATGCTTTAAGACAAGACATTGAATATCAAGTTTTGATGCCCTTCCTTTTTCAATAAGTTCCTTTGTTCCAACTGCCTTGTAAGCAGGACCAAACAAACCAGAAATAACCCACTCGTGAGTCTTAGAGTCTTCTCCACCATTAGTTAGAGTACCAGTAAAACCATAGCGATACTTCGCCTGATGACAATTCTTCATAATAGAAGTGAGACTGGTTGCCTTACAGCCGTGACATTCATCAACAATAACACAATCAAAGTCTTCAAAGAATGACTTCTGACAATTAATCAATGATTGCCAAGTTGAAAGAGTTACTTCTGAATCGTTATTCTTTTCGGAACCATCGTAAATCATATGGCAGTGGTCTTCGGTATTCCAACCATAAGACTGCCAATCGGAATACATCTGTCTTACGAGACTGGTTGTTGGGAAGATAACAAGACACTTTCTTCCTTTACCAACGTGGTAACGAATGAG